CCAATGAAATTAATGATAAAATTAAATTAGGAGAAAAGTTTATAACTCTAAAAGCTAAAAATGAGCAAGTCTATACTCTTCGAATTGAAGATATTCAACACATGGTAGAAACAAAATTTGATGAACCAGAGCCAATGAATGGAGATGAAGTAGAAAATGTTGAGTAACCCATTATTTTTTATTATTACAATTCCTATTTTATTCTCTGTATTAGTTTTGTTACTTTGCCCATTCTTTATTGGGAATGATAAGTAATTTAAAAATAAGAACAAACTAAAAACTAGATACAAATAATGTGTCTAGTTTTTTATTTTTTTTACATAAACAATAAATTTTGATATAATAATAATGTAAATAAAATTAGAGGAGCAAACAATATGAAAACAAGAGGATTTGAAGTAGTAAAAGGTTATGAAGATAAAGGAATTAATTTACCAAAACGACAAACATTAAATGCAGCGGGATATGATTTTGAAGCCTCAGAAGATATTGTTGTTCCAAGCTTTATTGCCTGCTTTACAGAAATGTCAAGTATCACAGATCATTATGCAGATATTGCTACTAAAATTCTAGATAGCATGGAAGATGATTCTATTATTTTAGAAAAACTCCAAAACTTTAATGAAAAAGTGGAGAATATGCAAAAAGAATTTGATGGTTTTCTAAGTGAAGAACTTCAAACTGAATATATTGAAATTATAAAAGAAATTCTAGAAGAAGATGAGTCTGAACAATTTACAAAATATTTTGATGTCCTTAAAAAAGGAACAAAACCTACTTTAATTCCTACTGGGATCAAAGCCTATATGCTAGAAGACGAAAAACTAGACTTATACAATAGATCTTCTGGACCAATTAAAAATAAACTAGTTATGACTAATGGTGTTGGATTAATTGATTCAGATTATTATGAAAATGAAAGCAACGATGGTGAGATCTTCTTCCAATTTATCAACTATGGAAAAGCAGATTTATTGATCAAAAAAGGAGATAGAATTGGCCAAGGAGTATTCACTAAATTTTTAAAAGTTGATAATGATGATGCTTCAGGAGAAAGAAAAGGAGGACATGGATCAACTAACTAATAAACAAAGGATGGAATAAATGAAAAATATTTTTGTATTAATTGGAAAAACTGGATCCGGCAAAACAACAGTTTGTGAAACATTAGAAGAAAAGTTTGGAATTGAAAGAGTAAAATCATTTACAACAAGATCTCCAAGAACAGGAGAAATTAATGGAAAAGATTATTATTTCTATGATTTTGCAAGTGTAATTATTATGATCTCAAGAGGAGAAGCTATTGCTTTGAGATGTTATACTCCTCATATATCTTTTGGTCCATATCCTTGGTATTATGGATTTAATAAGAGAGATATTGAAAAGGCTGAAAATCCTCTACTAATTTCTGATTTACCAGGATTAGAGAGTATTAAAGAAGAATTTCCTGAGTATAATGTTGTTTCTATCTATTTAGATATTGCTCCTAATATTCAAAAGAAAAGATTATCTGATCGAGGTCCAGAAATGGAACAAGAAAATGAACGAAGAATCTTAGCAGATGAAGTTGATTTTGCTGAAGCCATCAATATTGCTGACCACATTATTGATGGCAAGAAAAACAAAAATACAATAGCTAAAGAAATTAAAGGAATTATTGAAAACTCTTAATTTAGTAGTTCCTGTTCCACCATCCGTTAATAAATATTTATATCCAAAAGCAGTAAGACAAGGAAAGAAAGTTTTCACAAGATTAGCAGAAACTACAGAAGCTCAGCAGTATAAAAAGAAAGTTTCAGTCTTGATCAAAAAGGAAATTGAAAACCAAAAATGGATAGCTCCAAATGAAGATAAATTCTTAGATGTTTATATTGATTTTTATTTTCATCGCAAAGGATGCGATCCAAACAATTATCTTAAAATTATTTATGATGTTTTTGAAAATTGTGGAGTTTATATAAATGACTCTTGTGCAAAACCTCAAACAGGTAAAGTTGTTATAGATAAATATCATCCAAGATTAGAAATAAGAATTGTTGAAAATGAACAAATCGGTGTTTTCAAAAATGTAAAATCTAGAGAAAAATTCATAAAGGAATATGGTGAGCAAATTCCAAAAAGATCTTTTGATTCGTTGTTGAAAAAATTAGATGAGGGTAGAATAACCTTAAATATTTTTTATGATGAGAATGAAGATATAAAAATTAGAGAAGAATGAAAAATTTCTTCTCTTTTTTTAGTTTTATTGTTTACATCGTTTAGCGTATATGTTATAATTAAAAAGTAAGCAAAAGAAGATGATGAATGGAGTGTATGTGATTTGACTAAGAAGGTTTTTATTTTTCCTACAGGCAAGCAAGAAATGACTTTTGATGAGCTTTATGAACAATTTTTCAAAATGGTTCAAAGCGAAACTTGGAAAATGATTAAAAAATATCCAGTCTTAAAACAGAGTGAAGTCTCCCAACAATTTACAATTGAGCTATGGCATGCATATGAGAAATATGATGCAGAATTAGGTTATTGTATCTCTACATATGTGTACCATCGCTTCAATAAAGCTAGAAGAGATGTTTTACAACAAAGATTTCTTTCAGTAAAAGCAATAAAAGAAAATAGAGTTTTCTCTTTAGATGGAATTGCTGGAGATCAAGATTCAGAAATTGATTTCTATAATAATGATTTCTCTCAAGATGAAAATGCTGATGCTCAAAGATTGTGCCAACCAGACTTTGTACTTGAAGAAAAAGATTTCTTTAGCTGTTTGAAAATGAAACTAAAATCAGACGAAGAAAGAGATATGATTGAAGTTTTCCTCGACAAGAAAAACTACAGCATCAGTGATTATGCTGAAAAATGGAATATTACAAGACAGGCAGCTAATAAGCGTTATAACGTCTTGGAAGCAAAATTAAAAAAGATTTTAACGGAGGATAACTTAAGTGGAAAATAGCATAAAACGATTAAGTGACAGAGAACAAGCAAGACAAAAACTACCAATCTTTTTTGGAAGTAGAGACAATTATGTTCATCCAATTAAAGAAGCAATTGCTAATGCTGTTGACGAATTAAAAAACAATGATCAAAAAGATCCTAAAATTATTGTTACATTATCAGATGATCAGCAAACAATCTCAATAAAAGATAATGGTCGAGGTATTCCAATTATTGGAGAAAGCTTTGGAGAAAAAAATTATAAGCTATTATTTCAAACACTATTTGCTGGTACAAAATATGATGTAACTTCAAATATCCAAACTGGAACCAATGGAGTTGGGATGGCAACAACTTGTATGACTTCAAAGTATTTTGAATGTCAAGTTGAAAGAGATGGAATTTTTGCAACAGCTATCTTTGAAAATGGTGGAGAACTAATTTCATTCACAGAGAAAAAATGTAATAAAGATCTTCATTCTAGTTTAGTAAAATTTGCTTTGGACGATGACGTTTACACAAAAACTAAATTTATTCCTGAAGACGTGAAAGAGATTGTTAAACATTTTTCAATCGCTGCAAATGGAGTTAAATTTGTTTTTATCTTCAATGAAGAAGAAACAGAATATCTAATTGAAGATTATTGTGAATACTTCAAAATGGAAAATTTATCATCCACAACATCAGCTATTTTCACAATTGGAGATATTGCTTTCGAACAAGAAATTGAAGTATTAAAAGCAGATGGAACAGTAAAAGAAATTGAGAAAAATAATTACACAATTATTCTTACGACAACTCCTGAGGTTACTCAAGAATCTTATCTGAATATGACTTACTTAGAACAAGGTGGATCAATCAATAGAGGAGTTCTAGATGGAATTAGACTTCATCTGAACAAATATTGTCGAGATAATAAATTATTTCCAACCAAAGTTACTGCCTTTTCTAAAGAAGATGTAGAATCATCAATCTCATTTTTGGCTGTAGTTGAGTCAAATAATGTTGAGTTTTCAAATCAAACAAAATTGTCTACTGAGAAAAAAGAATATGAGAAAAATGCAAAAGAATATGTAACAAACTTATTAATTGCATTTGAAACAGAACAACCTAAAGACTTCAAAAAGCTTGTCTCTCACATTTTGGAAGTTCAAAAACATAACAATATTAATACAAAAGCTAGAGAGAAGCTAAAGAAAAAATTAGGAGAAAAAGTAGAAGGAATTAACAATCGAGTAGATAAATTAGTTGATTGTGAAAAACATGGCATGGAAGCAGAATTATTTGTGACGGAAGGAGATTCAGCGAATGGATCAATCACAGATTCTCGGGACGATGAATTTCAAGCCGCATATCCACTTCGAGGAAAATTATTAAATACTTTAAAATCTGATCTAGAACGAACATTCAAAAATGAAGAAATTGTTGATTTAGTAAAGATCATTGGAACTGGAATAACAGATAGCAAAAATAAAAAAGGAGATTTTGATATTTCAAAAACTCGTTTTGGTAAAATAATCTGCACGACCGATTCGGATCCAGACGGCCAACAAATTTCAGTCTTGATCTTAGTATTCATTTATCGATTTATGAGACCTTTATTAGATGCAGGAATGGTTTATGCAGCACGCACGCCGCTCTACGAACTGAAATTTGAAGATGATTCTGTTGTTTATTTCCTATCAGAAGATGATAAGAATAAAAATATTGGTAAATATGTTGGTAAAAAATACACGATGAACCGACTCAAGGGATTAGGAGAAGTTGATGCTCATACAATGAGAGAAACAGCAATGAATCCAGAAACTAGAAAATTAGTAAAATTCACAGTAGAAGATGCTAAAAAAGCAGAAAGAATGTTATTAGATTGGATGGACAATGATGTTGAACCTCGTAAGAGAATGATTAACGAGCAACTTCCAGGATTTATTGATCTAAGTGAGTAAGGAGAATTTATTCTCCTTTTTCTTTTAAAAACTATTTACAAACATATAGAAATATGTTACAATTAACAAGTAAGCCTAGGAGGTTAAAATATGATAGAAGATGTAAATGTAGAAAAATTTATTAATGAGTCAATGCTCAGCTATTCTGCCTATGTTCTGATAAATAGAGCATTGCCGGACTTTAGAGATGGTATGAAACCGGTTCAAAGAAAAGTTCTATTCTCAATGAAACTAAATGGAACAACAAAATTTACAAAAAGTGCTACAGTTACAGGAAGAATTATGGAAATTCACCCCCATTCCTCAGCATATGGTTCGGTTGTTGGTTTAGTCCAGAAAGATAAACAATCAATTCCTTTATTGGATGGAAAAGGAAGTTGGGGTCAATTCACTTCTAAGAATCAAGTTCCAGCAGCAGACCGTTATACGGAAGTAAAATTAGGAAAAAGCGCCTTAGAAGCAATGAAAGAATTAAAGGAAAATAGTGTAGATTATGTTCCAAACTATGATGGAACAATTATGATGCCAGAAGTTCTTCCAGTTACTGTTCCTCTAATTTTAACTCAAGCTCAAGCAGGAATTGGAGTTGGATTCGCTTCAGAAACTCTATCTTATAATTTATTAGAAATTAGAGATGTGATCAAAGAATATTTAGAAACTGGAAAGATCAAAACATTAGTTCCAGATTTTGCTACAGGAGCTTATATTTTAGATGAGCCAGAAGCTTTTGATCAAATTATGAAAACTGGTCAAGGATCAATCAAACTTAGAGCAAGAGCAGAAATTATTGATAATAAGATTATTGTAAATCAAATTCCTTATGGAATAAAACGCGAGCAAATTATTTCAAAAATTGTAGAATTAAATAAACAGAAAAAATTACCAGAAGTTATTGATGTTCGAGATGGTACATCATTTACTGGTATGAAAATTGTTATCACTTTGAAAAAGAGTGCAAATCCTCAAGAAGTTTTAGAGAAATTATATTACATGACTCCAATGCAATCTAATGCTTCAGCAAATACTAATATTTTGTTCAATGGTTATCCAACAGTTATGGGAATTGAAAAGATCATTACTGAATGGATAAAATGGAGAGAGCAAGTAATTAGAGTTGGTTTTGTAAATAAGATCAAGAATATGAGATCCTCACTTAGCTCATTAAAAGCTCTGGAAAAAGTTTTGATCGATATTGATATGGTAATTAAGATTATACGATTTGAAGAAGAAGAAAATATTGAGAAAAAATTAATGAGTCATTTTGGAATTGATGCTGATCAAGCAAACTATATCTCATCCATAAAGTTAAGAAACTTAAATGAAGCAAAAATTGAAAAGCAAATTAGCGAAATTAAAAAATTAGAATCAGATATTTTGGATCTTGAATCAAAAATTGATGATATTACTTTCTTACAAAAAGAACTTTTAGATCGAATGGAT